AAGGTACTCCACTTGTAACTGTAGAATTATCTCTTACAAAGTGATTACCACTTGCTGCATCGTTTGTTAATTTATAAGAATAAGTTGTGCCATCAGGACTAAGTACAGTTGAAATTCCTAAACTTATATTAGCTGAAGCCCAAGAACTTTGACTAAAATCCTCACTATAAGTAACCAAATTAGTCCTCTGAGGCTCTGCTAATATATGTGGACAACCTCCTCCTGTGTAGTCTATACGAGGTACGTTATCTCTTGTAACTTCTTTTACTGATACGTTGTCTATACTACCTACAAATCCACTTTTACCTTGCATATAAAAAGTGGTGTTAGCACTTGCATGGTTATTAGATATAACCTCTGTATAAGTTCCATTAGATGATTGATAAGTACCGTGAGTCCAACCACCCATTATAGGGTGAATTGTTCCTGCTGAATAATTTGAAACTGTATATGTTACAGTATATGTCTTTCCTATTTCTAAAGCAACTTGTGTTAGGTTTAAACTACCTGCCCCTCCTATACAATTTGCAGTTCCCCCACTAATTGACCAACCTGTACCTTTTGTCCAATCAGTATCTGTAGCAAAATCTCCATTAGTTACTTCTTCACTCCCTATAACCTCAGCATAATTTACAAATCCATTCTCATCTACTCTTGTAGCAGCAGTTCCTCTAGTAACATCCATATCTGCTGATGTGTATTCTTTTACTGATACGTTGTCTATTGAGCCATTAAATGGTGTTACACTTGTTTTAAAAGTTATATTAGTAGCAGTAGCAATAAAATAATATATAGCAGTATTTGCTCCTGTTGTTGTATAAGTTTCTAAAATAGCACCCCCTTCCTGTATTCTTAATTGACCACTTGTTAAATTTATATCTACTATTAATTTATACCTTTTTCCAATAGTTAAAACACTTGCTTGACTTAAAGATGAAAAAGAATTAGCACCATCTGAATTAGCAGAACCTCCACTAATAGTCCAACCTGTACCTTTAGTCCAATCACTATCTGTTGCAAAATCTCCATTAGTTACTTCTTCAGCACCCTCAGTAGGTACAGGAATAACTGCATACAATTCTCCTGCCTTATATCCGTTAGGAGTTACTACTATTCTAACATCATCTAATAAACTCATTCTATATTACTTAAAATTGTTAATTGTGCATTTAAACAAGCCTTAGCCTCAAATACTCCTCCTGCTGCAATTACTTTAGCCTTAAAAGCATTTACAAGAATTTGTATAGGTGTTAAACCTCCCTTGTTACTTGAAGGCAATGACATTCCAAGAGCTAACTTCATTATATTACTTGGTCATAGTAACAGATAGCAACTCCACTCGTTAAAGTGATAGCCGTTACATTAAGAAATAAAGTGCTCCCTGCTGCGAAAGTTGTGTGAAGGTTAGCTATAGCACTACCTGTGCCTGTTTGTACGTTAGAAGCCACTATAGAGGCTACTACGCTCTCTACAGGAAAGAAGACTGCATAATAGTCTTTACCTGTCATTGCTGTTGTAGATATTACATCACATCTATTTTTTCCTAATTGCTCTGTTAAGAGTTGTTGTACGTTTTCTATTGCCATAATAATTTTGTTATTTTATTCGTTATATATATAATTTGTTGATTCAGGTGCTTCTCGTTCTGTATATTGTACTTGTTCTTCACCTACTTGTTCGCTTACTAATAATTTTCCTATCTCTATTGCTTCCGTATAAACATCTCCACCTGTTGAATTGTACGAACCATTAAAAGCGAAAAATATACTTCCTGAAAATGGGAAGGTAGTAGGACAACTTGTAGGGTCATCTATATATTCATTATTAGAACATAAAAGGCTGTGATTTGAAGGGTACATTTTGCTTGATAGTGGATGAAAATTATTATATGTATCAACTAAACTTCCATCCTTCCATAGTTCAACTGTATAAGGTGTAGATGACAAAGCTATGTTCATAACAACACTTTCAGGTTGTGTAGTTATTGTATGAACGTAAGTCAAAGTAGTATTATAAACTCTTATTTCAGAACCTATTGTAGCAACTGAATCTATAAAAAAGGAATTAAAATTTTGGTATCTTTCTACTCTAGTGAAATAAAGGAATCTAGCAGGGTCTCCCGAATCACCTTGACAATGTTTAGATAATATTTGTTGCTCTAAAGAAAATCCACCTGTTGATGGCGGTGGGTTACAGGTATCATATTCCGTAATAGTATAAGTATCAGCGACTAATGGCGTAATTTCATAGACATCTACGTCCATATTTCCTGAATCTATTACTGCTCCTGCTACATTAGTACACTGCCAAGTTCCAAACTCTGTAGGATTAGGTGGACAAGGTGAACCTGATGACCAATCAGCCGCATATATTTCATACTTCCAATAGCCATTTGGGTTAAAATCTATAATTCCACCTGAAACATCTTCAGCTATCGTTCCGCCCTGAGTTGAATATATTGATAATTCTGTATATCTGTCATAAACGACTTGATTCTGTCCATACCCCCACTTAACTGCACCTGACATATCATTTGTAAACTTAAATAGATAGCCTAAAGAACTAGGATAAGACATAGCGTCTTTAGTAGTAACATAAAAGACATAGACATTATTATTGTATTCAGCGTGTAGCATAGTATATAATAGAAAAAGTCTGTTTCTGTTTGGATTAATAAAAGAAAAGGGTAGCAATTAAGCCACCCTTATCTAAGAAATATATAAAAGAATACTAATTAAGATGTAACGATTGGTATTGCTCCTCCTGAGTCAATGTTGTCAAAAGGAGTTGTAGTATAATCTAAAATCATTGGGAAAGGTTTATTTTCCATTCCCGTTATTGTAAGACTATATCCCGAGCGGTCTCCCCAAGCTGCACCTGAGTCCATAGTACCTGCGTCAAGTTCCATTCCGTTTACAGTTCCTAATCCAACTATTACGTTGTGTCCGTTAGTTAGAGTAGCATTTAATTCAACAAAACAAATAAGTTTCGTTGCTGCTAAAAGTTTAATTTGGTTTTGGTCTTCTTTTGTAAGTCTGTTAAGAATCACATTTAATTGGGGAGTGTAATAAATAGTTCCGTTTTCTCTCGAGCCTACGATAGTATCTGTTAGACTAGCTACACCAAGAGGCATAACATATTTATAAATAGAGTCAGTTCCCATATCAATGTCTGAAACTTCTCCTGTTGCTTCTGTGATAGATAATACTTGGTCGTAAACTGCGAAATATACGTTTTTAATTCCCCCGCTGATTCTATTGCAAGAAAGCCCTCTTCCCTTTGTTAGTGCTGTACAAGCCATATTTTTTGTTTTATTAGGTTAAGGGAGGAGAGGTTTTACCCCCTCCTTCCGTATTATTTATTTAATTACGATACAAGTACAACGTCAGCTCCAATACCTACTTGAACACCTCCACTGTAACGAGCTAATAATCTAATGTTATCTGAACCATCTAAAGTAGCCATATCTAAAAGGTCAATTCTTGAAGTTTGGTCGCTTAACAAGTCAGTACCAAAGAATAAGTTGCTTCTTTCTGCTGCTACTAAAACATCATTAGACATTCCGTTACAAACTGCAATTTTGATTCCTTCAAATACTGCATCATAATCTCCATTCATAGAGTAAGCATTCACATATCCTAAAGTAGAGATAGCTGAAATGTATAATCTGTAAGACTTAGGACTCATATAGATATGTAAGTCTTCTTTTGTGTAAACTGTTGTTGGGATAGATGCTGTACAGTTTTGTAAGTTCTCAATGATGTTAGCTGCTGAGAAAGCTGTTCCTGCTCCACCTACATTAGCTACATCAACTACAGTGTTACCTGCTTGTACTAATCTACCAACTGCTCCTCCTGTTACGAATCCTGTGAATTCTCCTGCTGTTGCGTCATTTCCTAACCATATAGAGTTTTCTGTTGCATCTGCAATAGTTTCTCCAATGTAAGAAATTACATAGTCAGAAAAAGATGCAGGTGGTGGTGCGCCCGCTCCTGCTCTCATCTCTAGCGCTTCAAAGCTGCTCAAAAGCGTTTGCTTACATAAATCTGACTGAACCATTAGATTTTTTGGCTCTAATACAGCCTCGGTCATTGTAAGTGTTCCTGCTAAGTTTACATCACAAGTTGCGTCTTGTACCATTGATGCTGCATTCATTTTTTGAATGTTAGACTTAAACTTGATATTTTCTATCATTGTTAAGTACTCCATAGAGTTTGCTGAACGAAGTGCTTGCGAGATATAGAATCCTGCTGCCTTCCCTGCGTAATTTGATGTTACGTTTAAAGCCATTTTTTTGTTTGTTTTTAGTTATTGTATAAGTTATAAAGGTATTTTTCCCTTCTTGTCATTTTTGATAATTCTCTTTTAGATAAAGAAACCTTAGTAGCTTCTGAACTAAATTTATTTGTATCTAAAGGAGCTGATGCAGGTGCTGATGCTAATTCAGTCTTTAGTCTTTCGTTTTCTGCTTTTAATTCTTCGAACTCAACTACTTCTGTAGTCTTAATA